ATATCAAACGGAATGCGTTCGTCCTCGTGCAGCATTAGTCGTTTCTCCGAACACAGATAATCAAGGTAATCCGTTCTTCGTCACTGTTATTAGTGACCCAGTGCAGTAGCGAGTTGTCGAACGTATAAATATCGCCAGGCTCCGGGCTGAGGCTTTCATCCTCGAAGCAAAATGCCTGATCCTTGTTCCCTTTGACCTGCACGGCGAACTTTTCGTAATGCCTCGCGTGCCAGCCAGTATCTATGTGCGGCTTTACCCCGCCACCCGGAGGAATGCGGGTGATGAGTACGCCACCAAGCTGTTTTCCGCCAACTCGGCGCACCACATGACGGGCCAGCGACCACGCGGCAGGAATCTTCCCGATTACGGGATACCAAACTGACGTATGGGCATCGTTGAAGGATTCGCGGTCGCCCTTGAAGTTGGCCCAGTCGTTGTACCGCACCCAAATGTCATCTATCGACTTGTGGGGCGTGTCGTATGCTTCCGTTCGCTGCGTATGTGTGTTCCACACTTCCGGGTGGTCGGCGATCTGTGAAACAAGCCGGCTCACGTCAAGCCCTGAACCAAGTCTACGAATAGACATGCCTTGCGTCATCGGCTCACAGGTTGTCATTGATCGTCTTCGGGTTGAACCGTGGCAGCGGGGCGATCTGCGCGGCGCCCGACAAGCTATTGTTCTGCGCTACTTGCGTCTGCGCGTTCACCGTGTCGGTGATGGCAGAAACTTGCTGACCCGCTGCCTGCAGCCCGGTCTGCACGTCAAGCACCTGCGTCTAAGTGTTGGCCGTCTGCGTGATGACTTGAGGCACGGTTGGCGCATCAATGCCGCCGAGCCGGGTTTCCGCAATTTCCATAAAGAATTTGTACCAAACCGGCATCATGCGGCCAGAATCATCAAGCACGGCAACCTGCGCCCCGGGGAGCCAATTAACCCGTTTGCGAAGGCTGTTCGAACCGGCCCACGTTACCCTTCCGGTGGCTGAGCCAATGCCCGCCACTGTGCGGGCTGACGCCGTGAAGGAGATGAATGGCGAGCTGGCACTGGATACGCCAGCGACCGTTGCGCATGATGCCGTTGCCATTAGTCAGGCAGGCCCAGTGTCCAACTTCCGATGACGTGTGACCCGGCAGACGGATAGCTCTGCTCGAGAATGGAGGACACTACCAGTGCCGAGCCGCCGCCCGTTGTCACACTGATCGGCGCTCCGCCACTGGTAGCGGCCACTTGAAACGTGTCCGTGGTGACGTTTACTGCAAAATAGGTCGTGCCCTCGGTCAGCCCCGTTGGCATCGTGTCACCATAGATCACGATAGTGCCATTCGTTGAAAAGCCGTGACCGGGACAGGTGAATACGCCCGTAGTGACGTTGGCGATGAACTCTTTCGGATTGCTTGCGTTCGGCGCATAGCCGACGTAGGTTGCGCCGTTCCACAATCCAAGCCATTTGACGGTTGTTCCGGCTGGAATAGCAAAAGTCACTGCCGAGGATAGCGTGCGAACTGCGCCTGAGGATGCACCGAAGGTCGCGGCCATCTTGGCATACGTGCCGCCGGTAACCTCATTGGCTCCGGTGGCTCCGGGGAATGCCGTGTGCGCACTGATCTAGGTGATCGTCAGTGCGTTGAGCATGGTGTCTTTTGAGGCGGTGACAAAGCTCATTTGCTGCTCGCTGTAGCGTCAAGGTTGGCACCGTACACCGCGATCTTCACGGGTTCGGTTGTGCGGATGCGGTAGACGCGGCGGCGGGACAATCCAAGGCGCCTAGCCACGCCACGGTTGCGATAGGCGCCAATCTGGCCTATGCGAACTTCGCGACTGTTACTGAAGTTTCGGCAACCGTCATCCGACCAGTCCAGCATCCATAGAGGATCGGCACCCGGTGTTGGCGGCGTGATCCCGTCAAGTCCAACGCCCATCTCGGCAATGATTTCAAGCCGGCTATGTCGGAGCCACTTATTCTCGTTCTCGATAACGGCCCACGCCCTCTCACGGGTGATCGAATTTCCGTTATCGGTGAAGGCATTCAGGTCCAGCACGTATAGGTTGCCGCTGACGTAATCGCCGAGCACGTGCTGGCCGCCGAGGAACATGTAGGCGTTTCCGCGGTGCTGTTCCTGTGCGCCCGTGATTGGGTTGCGATAGGTCAGCTGCGTCCAGCGACGCGACGCGGCATCAAACGCCCACGTGGCATACCCAGGAAACGTCAGCACATAGAGCGTATGCCCGTTCTGCTGGTAGCAGTAGCCCCATGCGCCAGAAACGTCGCCATAGCCCGCGATGGCGTTTTCCAGAGCATGCGTGGAGATGCGCGTCGGGCTGTACCCTTGGGCCATATAAACCATGCCGATGCCGCTATCGTTCTGACTGAGCCAAAACACGGTGGAGTCGGACTTGGCGGGGGAGTATTTGGCCGCGCAGCCATATTCCATGATGGCGGTTCGCACAAAGACGAGATCCTTGTCGCCCGAAGTCTGCGCAATCTCCGTTGTCGTGGTGTTGAACAGCCACAGCTCGCGGTGATCAGATAGCACCGAAACGATGGGGTCAGGATTAGCCTCGGAACTGGCAAAGTTCAGTGCATCAAGGGTGGTTGCATCGCCGATGTTCGTCCAGCCGTAAGTGCCATTCGTGTTGGGGAAGATGATGTAACTGTCTTGATACGTGCCCTGCGCTGTCGTCGGAGCGCCCGTAACCGACACATAGGCCAGTGTCGAGAAGGTCAGAACATGCCATCCCGCTGAATGCATGACGGCGAGCTGCGTGTCGTTGTAAACAAGGCTTACACGCCCCGCCCCAGGAACGGCGCCGATCAGCGTTGAAACGCCAGCCGTCGTGACCTGATATAGCGAAGCACCCGAGACGACCCAGCCAAACCCATTGGCCGTTTCCGCCGCACGGATCGGGCCTGTGCCGATGGTGGACAGCAGCCGCAGACCCGGCGCTCCGTAGAACATGCCCTCTTCGGACGACCCCGGAGGCGCGCCCTCAAAAAACAGGTTGACCAGCGTCTAGCCGGCCAATGGGAGCGATCGCGACTGATAGGCCGCGCCAAGGAAATCAGTCTTCACCGAGCAACCTGCGTCAATCGCGAGCCGCGCGTGAAGCGCTGGCGCTCGTTGGACAACGCGGCCATCAGACGGCCCGCATATTGAGACTTCCAGAGCGGCAGGCGACCGTCTTCACCGATGAATGGGGCTGACTCGGCCAGCGCGGCATAGAGCCACACATCCGGATAGCGGTTGAACGCAGCGTTCAGCGTGCCGGAAGAAATGTCGGGCGCCTTCTTGTAATACCGGCCAGCGATGACCGTGCCATCTGTCATTGTCGGGAAGAACAACAGGTTCAAGCCCTGCTGCGTGTACTTGCGGGCCGATCCGGAGCCGCCGCCCGCCTTGAGCAAGCGCAACTGGCCTTCTTCGGCGACGTAATCCATCGGGTAATCGCCCGATACCTGCACGCGGATTAGCTCAAGGCAGTCGGTGGGAAGTGGCGCGACGTTGCCAGTGGCCGTGATGGCGAGCGGCGCCTCCATTTCGGCACAGCGCAGCGGCGGAAGTACGCTCTGCACGCCGGTCATGCCGTAATAGACAGCCTGCTCGCCCATGCTGATCAGCAGATCCAGCGTGGACTAGCTCAGGGCGCCAGCATTCGTGTCGTCGCCGTCGATCATCTTCAGCACGGCGGTACGAAAGTCGGTATAGGTCGTGAAGTTCATCAGACACGGCCCCGTGAGACGCGGAAGCCCGACAGGGCTGGATCGTTCAACATGCGGTTGGCGTGCACGGGGTTACGGATGAACTCCGCAAAGCTGACGCCATTATCGTTGCAGTATTGCTGGATGATGATGTCGGGTATCTTGGCAAGCACCCGCATTTCACTATCGCCCGTCAGGCCGGCGCTCTAAAGCGCCCTGCAATGATCGGCAATAGCATGGAGATCATCCATGTTGGCTTCGTAGACGTGAGCCTCATGTGTGGCGCTCACTTCCTCGATACGTGCCCGCATGTCATCTCCTTGAATAAAGAGGGGCCGCTATGCCAGCCGGCCCCGGGTTCATCAGCTCAGGTCAAGAATCGACGCGAGCGGCTTCTCGTCACGCACCACCAGCGTGACTTCGGTACGAATCTGCCACTGCTTGGCATCGCCCGTGGTCGCCATCTGCTCCGACTCGAACGGGCGCAACTGACCGAGGGCCAGCTTGTCCGTGTCGATCAGGTAGGCCGAAGCCGTCAAGCCCAGTCCGCCCGACGCCATCACGCGGTCAGGAACCACCTTCGTGACGCCGAAGTCATGGCCGTAGAAGGTGAACGCGGTGTTCAGCACCAAGCTGCCATCCGCCTTGCTGGACGGCACGGTCTGCTGCCGGGTCACGTTGCCGGTCAGTGCTGATACCTTCTACTTCTGCGCCGGAGGAACCAGCAGCATGGTCGAGTCACCACCATTCTGGTACGCGGCCAGCACCGCAGCCTTCACCAGAACGTCGGAGATGGCACGGGCCGTACCTGCCACCGGAGCCGTGTTGGTGACCGGGTTCGGAGCCACGCCAGCGCCCGCACCCACGCTGGCGTTCAGCGCAATGAAGCCGTACAGGCCGCGCATCTGGCCTGCAACGCCCGAAGTGCCAGTGACGGCAGCGCCGTTGCCGATGGCTGCCGCCTCGATGTCGCGACGAAGCTCAACCATCTTCTTCGCTTTCAAGCGATTGATTTCGGACGATCGGCCGTATTTCTTCACCGTCTCGGCGGTGTTGGACACGCTCAAGGTGTCCTGGAAGATCTGCGTGCGGTTGTTCAGCGGGCCGGGCTGGGTCTGCGCGGCGTAAGCGGCGTCGGCGCCTTCAATCGCAGCATTCGCGGCGTTGGTGGCGCGGTAGCTGTCACGGGTCCACTCGTGGAACACGTTCGACACCTTGATGCGGTCGATGGCACTGACCAGCGGGGTGTCCTACGGGTTGAAGTTGTAGATGCGGTCTTCCACATCCTCCGCCACACGGACGATGGACGGGGTAATCAGGGTGTTCGCAGTCATGTCTTTTCCTTAACCTAGCAAGTTGCCGAGGGATTGAAGGCTCTGTTTCGCATCGAAGCGTTTGAACGCCTCGGACTTGCTCACAGTCGCCCTGTTGGGTTGGTTTGCCGCCGATGGCTTAGCCACCCTTGGCAGTTGCGCAACGGGCTTGAGCGCGGCTGTTTTAGCCTGCAACTCGTCGTAGGCTTTTGCCTTAGCGGCAATCTCCCACAAGCCTTTCTGCACATAACCGATGTCTGCGGTCTTGGGGCTGATGCCAGCCTTGCCAAGATATGCCGCCAGATCGTCGATTGTTTTCTCACCAAAACCCGGCAGGGTGTCCTTCAGCGCCTTCTCGGTAGCATCGGCTTGCTGAGCAATCCACGCTTGGCGTTGCCGCTGCGTTTCCTGCTGAACATTCGCGATGGCCTCATGTGCTGCGTTCAACTGGCCCTTGCGTGTTTCGTATTGCTCCTTCTGTGCGATGTACAGCCCCACGTCCTGTGAGGCCAATTCAACAGACGGTGGTGCGCCGATCTGCGATTCCGCAAACTTGGCGAACGCGTTCAGACGGTCAAGGGTCGCCGTCAACGCCCTTTCATTGTGCTGGCGGTATTCGTCGGCCTGTGCCTGCAGCGCCTCGACGTGCCTGCGCTCCTCCGCGACAGCCATCGTTTTCTGCGAGTAGTCGAAGCCCTTCTGAGCCAGCTCGATAACCTCGGACTTCTTGAGCGGAACGTCCTTGCCATCATGCTTAAGCACAATGGTGGCATCGTCGCCCTTGTCGCCCTCGGCCTATTCCTGACCCTCTTCGGTTTCCTCCCGCTCCTCGGCTTCCTCGCCTTCCTATTCCTGCTCAAGCTCCGGCTCAGCTTCCTGATCCGCGCCGTCCATCAGACCAGCCAGACCCGAAAGCGTATCGCCCTCGGCTGGCTGCATTTCTGCGTCACCTGCCATGTTGTATACCTCGTTGGTGGAATGAATCTGCGGTGGCCGGCGCTGATCTCCGGCATGATGGCACTACTCCGTTGCCTCTGACCTAGCCAGCTAGAGAGGGACTTAGCGCATCAGTCGGCGCGTTCACCGCAAAACTTGTTACCCGATCGCCGCATTGATGACGTTGATCAGGCTCGTTACTGCCTCCTCTGGTGTCTTGCCAATTCCGCAGAACTCGCCGCTAGCCTCACCAAGCCGCACCAGGCCGGATTCGTTACCTATTTCAGCGCACCAACTCGGCGCGGATTGGTCGCCGTCGAACGATAGGGCGAACTCCTTGTCGCGCGGCTTGATTTCAATGGCAAGTTCAATAAGTTTTGACAGGTTACTCATCGCCGAAACACTCCCTTGAACCGTTCAGCGCGTGATTGCTCAGCCTCGATGGCCTTGCTCTGCATCTTGCCGGTGATCATCGTCTGTTCCAGCACGTCACCAAGCCGTTTATGGCACTGGATCATGCGCCAGAGGTGATCGCGCTTCGCCTCGTCCGCTTCGATCTGCCAGCGAGCCAGGATTTCATCCTTGAGCTGCGCCATCGTCTCGATATAGACGCGGTTTGACAGTACATCGGCGGCGAGTTGACCGCGTTCAAGCTCTTCCTATGGGGTCATTCATTCTCGCCCTATTGTTCGCCCTTCGTGGCGGCCTGCAATTCGGCAATCTGCTGCTGCAACTGCGCAATCTGCTCGTTCTGCTGAGCGTCGATGTCCTTGTGCGCCATATCGTGCGCGGTGGCGACGCCGTGAATATGCGTGTCGTGCGCTTTGCGCTGAACATCAGCGGCCTTGACCCCGATATTTCCCTGATCGGCCTGCGCCTTGACTCCGAGTGAGGCCATCGCATGCTGGTGTTTCTGATCCGCCTCACGCGCCCGCTGCTGCAATTCCATCTGCTTGAGGTACGTGTCCGACTGCTGCTGCGCGCTCATCTGCTTGAGCTGGCCGTTTTCTTGACCGAGTTGTTCCAGCTGCTGCTTGGTCTGCGCCATTTCCTGCTGTTGCTGCTGTTGCTGAGCCTGATACGCCTGCGGGTTCGGCGGCATACCTGACGGCTGCGGACTAACGAAGCGTTCCGGTTCCTTGAACTCGGCGGCCTGCACGTACAGTTTGACGGTTTCGGCCACCTGAGCTGGCGTGACGATGCCGAACGGGGCAGCTTGCATCTGCACCTGCATCAGGCCCATGACGCGCGCGGCAAGTTGTTCCTTGCTGCCCGTTCCCAAGCCGACCTTGATCGTAGTGTTGAACTGGTCTTTCCACTCGGACGGATTCACAGCGACCCACGACCCGTTGACCTGCATCTGTTCGGTCTTGTCCTGGAACTGGATCGCCAGCTTCAGCATCTTGCTGAAAAGCCCCTTCATGCCGACCGCGAACATGCGCGACATCAGCTCAAGGCGCATGTCTGCCTTTTGCGTGATGATGCTGACGCCGGTCGCGGTCTTGTTTAGCGAGTTGGCGTCGGTGCCCTGCGAATAGCGCGTGAAGCCGGTGCGGTTCTCTTTCCATCCCTCAAGCCATTCGTTGAACTCGTAGGCGGGAGCGCCGAGAGCGGGCTGTACGATGGGCTGAATGGCGGTGTTGGCCGGACCGTGGCCGCGCACCGCGCCACCAGGCCGATTCTCCAGCCAGTCGTCCATGTTCACGCCAGCATCCAGGTTGATGTAGGTCCGCTGATTGACGGACAGCATCATATTGTCTTGGATAGCGCGGATGACGTTGGTGCGCAGCTTCTGTGGCTGCAACGCCATGTCGGCAGGGCAGTCGCCGAAGAACGCATGCGGACGAGGAATGGGGCATATCCACACGAACGGATGGCCGTCGCACTTTTCGTACTCGACCAGCTTCTGCTCGATCATGTGGCAGCACAGCCATTCGGCAATGCCGTCGCCGTCCGCGTCCAGCTTGATATAGACCTCGCTGCACTGATACAGCTTGTGGCTTTCGTGCGGCTCAACAGCCGTGTAGTCGCTGTTCAGGCCAAGCTAGGCAAGCGTTTCGCTGTCGTAGCGCGAGTTGCTGCCGGCCTGCCCGATGTCGGTCAGGTCGTAACCCTCTTCCTCTAGCTCAAACTTTCGCTTCGGGTAGACGTGGGCAATCATCGCCGGATCGTCACCCCAGCGCGCATTCGCATCCACGCGCACTTCGTGAGGGGCGCATGCGGCCACCTTCACCGCCATGCGTTTATCTTCCTTCTTGAGCGATACCGTCAGCGTCGGTGCGGCGGGCTGCTGCGGTAGCGGCTGTCCATCCGGGCCATACTGCGCTGGCATGGTCTGTGACGGCTCAACCTGAGGTTCGTCGTCAAGCTCCCAGCCCGACTACTGAAGCATCGCCACCTGCTCCTGCGTGATGCCGGAATAGGTAGTTTGCAGATCCTCGAATTCCTCCTCGGCCCACACCTTGACGAAGCCGACCTTCTGGATCAGTGAATCCTTGAACCAGTCGTACATGATGCCTACACCGTCGTTGCGGGTGTAGAACAGGTAATTAACGTAAGCCGTGGCGAGCTGGGCAACCTGATCCTGATCGGGTCGGCGCGCCTGGAACTCGACCGCCTCGTCATCCGTCACAAACGGCTTCATGATCTGCGGCAACATCGCCTCGATCGTGTCAGCCACGTCGGTCGCTACGAAATCGCTGCGGTCGTCAATCTCTGGCGGGGCTAGTTCGCCAGTAGCTTCGGCGTTGTAATATTCAAGGTTGCGAAGACGCTGCTAGGCAATCTCGGTGCCCGGACCGCCCATGCTGTTTTCCAGCGCCATGCGGCAGGCAAGCTCGACCTCAGCATCCGTCATCTTGGCGTGCTTGATTGACGCCTTCTTGGACGTGTATGCCATTAGCGGGTAAGCCTGCGGTAGCTGATTGGTTGCATATCTTCGTTAACCATCTTGGGCGCCACACTTGCCATGTAGCGGAACATATCGGCGCCGTGACTCCACTCGTCGTGGACGGGTGCGCCAGGCTCGCCCGTTGAAACAGGAACGCCGCGCTTGTACCGCTTGAGGCACTGAATCAGCCGCTCGCACTTGAGCTTGTCGATGTAGAGCTGGCCGAACGCCATGCGTGCCGCCTTAATGCCTGTCTCGACCGGCTGAATCGGAACGATTCCCACATCCCAGCCAAGCTCGCGCATGATCTGCTCGGCACTCTTGCCGGTCTTGTAGTCACCGTGGGCGCCGTCGTGAGGTAGCCAGAGACGGCCCCAGTTGAGGTTCTTCTGTTTCAGCTCAGCCGAACACCAGTCGAGCGTCTTGTGGTCAACCTCGATGTACTTGATCAGCCGAAGCGACGAGATATGCCGCTGGCATAGGCCAATCGCCATCTTGTCGTTCCAGCCCAAGTCGAAAATGACGTGAACCTTGAGCGCCGGGTCATACGGGAATAGGCCAATGCGCCCCTCTTCCTGCGCCCTGGCAATCTCGTCAGCGTAGATCGCGCCAGTCACGGCAGGCTTGCAGCGTCCTTCCCATATGTTGTCGTAGTCAGCCCTTGGTGTCGTGGCGAGCGCGTGTTGCCGCTCAGCCTCAAGCACATCAGGGAACCACGGGTTGTCCGCGTAATTGATCTGCACCACCACGGAATCAGGGGGCGGATTCTCGATGAAACGGACGTAGGTTTCGTCGGTGTCCAGCTCGGGGTTTAGCGTGATGGTGATTCGCGACCCGTCTTTGCGGATCGTCGGGATAAGAATGTCCCACGATCGTTTGCTGATCGCCTGGGCTTCCTCGGCCCAAACGTCATCAACACCCTCGAACGACTTGATCGACTCGGCGGTCTGGTCGCTTAGGCCGGAAAATAGAAACTCGGTTCCGTTCGCGCCCTTGATGATGTTCTGCTGGACTTCGTAGAACGCGCCAAGGCCCATGGATTGAATCTGGTCACTCAGGAGCTTGTGCACGGAATCGCGGATGGACTTCTGCACCTCGCGAGTGCACAGAAATCGTCTTTTCGACTAAGCGCCCCGGATCAGGTAGGAGCGAGCAACACCCCACGACTTAGCACCACCGCGGCCACCATGCAGGATCGTGTATCGCTGTGGGCCAAACAAGCACTGCAGCTTGGCGGGGAACTCAATCTGGCTTGACAAAGGTCACCGTCAGGCTGGTCTTGAGTGGGTTGTCAGGATCGCCAGACACCGTCATCGGCAGAACCTTGCCAACCAGCGTAAGGAACGCGTTCGGGTTGGTCTGCGCCTAGGTCAGCAGATACTTGGCTCCGCCCGCCTTGTCGAGTGCCGTCAGGATCATGGCCTTTACGTCAGCCGTCACCTTATTCGGTACGCCTTTTGGCCTACCCTTGCCTGCATTTCCCCTATTCGCGCCTACTTTGGGTTCCACGGACTTTCCTCGGGCTGCTTACGCGTCACCCATCATTGCTACGGATGCTTCTATCTCAGACCACGGTATGTGGCTTCAGTCATCGTCTTCACTGTTGGCGGGGGCGGACGGAATCGAACCGTCATAAGGCGGGTTAGAGCCGCTGTCAGCACCCAAGCGCGCCCCACTAAAGATCGCATCCCAATGGCTGGCAAATGTCGCCTGGTCCACGCTGAACGGGCGTGGCGCTGATCCCTTACCGTTCATACGGCTTCGGCACAGTCGGCTTAACCGGATTCGTCGTCTTGACCTTGTACGTCAGCCAGCTATAGGCGCAGACGATGGCGAGGAGGAGTAGCAGGGCGATGGCGATCATGGCTGCAGCCCCTTTATCCTTGCCAGCTTGTCGTTTGAAGCGCCTAGGCATGCCTTGAGATGTATCGCGTACTCGACCAGTGAGCCGTTCGTCAGCTCGCTAGGCAACGCAACCGTGCAAACCTTTACTAGCTCGGCAGGCAAGGCAACGTAGACCGGAACCTTGACCTCGACCGTCTCAGTCCTGATTGCCGGTTTCGCGCAAGCGGCCAGCGACAACAGCAGGGACGCGAGTATTAGCCCACGCTTTGACAGTCGGCTCGCGCTCATAAGTGGCCTGCAATGACTTGATGGACTTCTGTGCGCCGGCTTGGCGCTTGGTATCGCCCTGTGCGCTCAACCGCGCCTGCTTGTTAGCTTCGGGCTGATTGGCCTTGCACGTTCTGGCCCATTCGGCGTTCGCACCCTGTAGCTTTGCGATCGTTGCCAGATTGGTTTTCTGCGCACCCGCGAAGGTGCTGACTGCTGACTGCAGCGTGACGGCACTCGCCCGGTAATGCCTGACCTCAACATGCTGGACAGCCGCAACCATCAACAGCAGCCCAGCCAGTGCGGCAAAGATCGTGGCGCGGATGCCGCCGAGTAGTTCAATCAGGCCCATACGGCGAACCTGCATACCGCATAGGCACCGCCGATCAGAATCCACAGCTTCGGGTTGAGAATCGTGTAGACGATCCGCTCTTTCCGCGTGTAAATCATCGCCCCGCCTCATCAAACTGCGTCTTGGTGAACATCAGTGGGAAAGCTCCCATCACCTTCATGAATCCGTTCGGGCTGATCTGCAGATCCAGCACTGATGTCACGGCGACTAGCTGGCCGTCCATGCTGAAAAGGCCACTGCCGCTATCGCCGAAGTAGCCGTTGTAGTCGATGACGTACAGCGTCTGGCCGTTGATGACGGCATAGCCCGACACATATCCATGCCGGTACATGTCGCGCAACCTGCCGGGGTTGCCGAGGTTGAACACTTCCTCGCCCTGGTACACATCGGGCCTCACTTCCACCCAATGTGTATAGGTTGCGGTTACGCGGACGATCGCATGGTCACGATGGTCAAGCTCAACCCGTAGCACTTCAACGGGAACGCTATCGACCGCGAGATTCTTTGTGCCGGTCAGGCAGTGTTCGGCGGTCAGGATCGCATGCGGTCCAATCACCGTTCCGCTACAGGTGCCATCATCCATTCCCAGCAGAACGGTGGCGTTGTGCACTCGCGCAATCGGGCTGACGCAGCTCGCCAGCCCCACACACAGTAGGGCTGCGAGGATGCGCATGGGTTAGCAGCGAATGGTTAGCGGGTTAATGGGGTCGCAAGCAATGTATGCAGGACGCTGGTATGTTTCAAATCGGCGCATCGCATCGCAAGGCACGTCACATCGAGCTGGCGCAGCAGTCATTGGAATCACTCGCTGCCCATAGCCCGCCTGAATGGCGCCGCAGTGGCTACATTTAGGTGGCGGCGGCGGCGCTATGCTTGACCATGCACCTTGGTGAGCCATGACATTCCCGCCACAAATAGAGCAGGCGCCAATACAGGTGAGCATGGTTTAGCTCGCCTTGGCTTCGTATGGAGCTTCTTTGACGATCAGATAGCGTGTGCTGGTGATGCCAGCCTGCGTCATCGCGGTCGGGTAATCGCAGCGCAGCGTCTCGGCCAATTTGTCTGACTCGCCTTCCGGGTAGCCCTTATCCCATACCTCGACGATGACCTTCCAGTCAGAAGTGTCGGCATTCTCGATGCGGATTTGCTTGGTCATTGGTTAGGCGTCCGTAGACTTCTTGGTAACGGCGGAATCAGCGACGTTTGAGCCGAAGTACAGGCCCAGCGTCCATGTTAAATAGCTTTACAAAAGCGTTTGTATGCGACAACTCTTTGATAGATTATCTTTCGCCCAAAGCGGCCGGAGATTCGTTAGCGCCCACGCGCGGCGCAATTCGGGGTCGTCCGATCCGGTAATCGTGAAGCTCGCCAGCGGAATGATGTGATCGACATGCCATTTGCCGTAGTTGTCCCAGCTCATGCCCTTAGCGAATTGGCGTTCCAGATGGGCGCGAAGTTCATCCTTCCCGTACCAAAGAAGATCAATCCATCGTCTGCCACACTTCTTGTCGCGCAAAACACCCCATATCTGACGCCCCATGCGCCTAGCTGGGCCGCGCATGCTGGCGGACTTTCGCTTGCGTAATAGTTCGGCGTTGCCCGGTGCCGACTTCCATTTATCCAAACTTTTACGCTGGGACGCTTTGGACTTTTCCGGGTTAGCGGATCGCCATTTAGACGCCCTATCCTTTACGGTACCCTTATTTTCCAGATACCACTTTTGAAGTCTTTCTTTGGCTTTTTCACGATTTCTAGCATGCCATTCTCGGCTAATAGCCAAGTCTCTTTCTCGGCGCCCTGGATTATTGAGCTGTATCTCCATCGCCCTTGTGCGATCACATATACGGCAGATTGAGTTATATCCGTCCGAATTTCGCGCCTTCCTGGTGAACCCCTCAAGGGGCTTTTCCAAACCGCACCGCGTGCAGGATTTCGTCACTTTGTCATTCACGGCGGCGTCTCGCACAATTTGCGTTCGGCAGCGCGGCGCTTGACCAGCCCATTTAGCTGACGGCCTTGGCTATACGTCCACCTGCTCAGCTCGCCGCAGAACGGCAGTCCAGCGTTAAGTTTGCGCATCAGTCCGGAATGACAGGCGGCGGTCGCGCCAACGTTGTATTCCCAGCTCAGGATGGCAGCAGCTTGGTTGCGCGTGATCGGCCGCTGAATACACGGCTCAACCTTGGCCCACTCGATGGCTAGGCGCTTGTCGAGCCGCTGCAGGCATTCATCCATCGTGGCATGCATACCCAGCCTGATATCCGGGCCTGTCTCGCCAGCGCACAACGTCGCGGTGCCATTCACATCGTCGTAGGTGTGCGGGACAACGCCCTCGTAGTGCGCAACCAATGGCGGCACGATCATCAGCAACGCTCCGATGGCTATGCCGGATCTGCCCTTAGGCGCCGGCATCGGGCGGGTAATCCGCGTCGTGACGGTGCTTGAATGCGCCCCACTTCAATTTTGCCCACTGATACAGTCGGTAGATTTGCTGAATAATCACGAACACCGAGCAGATCGCCGCCAGCTGATAGCTCAACGTGTCCCAGCGATAGCCCGCGAGGGATGTGACCGCCACACCCACCGGGTAACTGACTTTCAAGACGTCCAAGACACTTTCCCGCATTGGCGTATTCCTGTGATGGCCGCCAGTGCGGGCCTGTGGGGTTATTTGATGGGTGTCACTTTGCCGGGCTTGCGGCTGGGGCAGCGCATGGAGCCGGTGGCGTTGTCCTCACCCGTGATCGCGCCGGTCTTGTACTCGACGAACAGGGCGTTGAAGCCGTGCGTATCGGCATACCAAGCGGTGCCGTGCGGGAAGATGACCTGACCCTTTTCGCACTCGACGTATTCGGACTCGCCGTCAAGCTCGACCTCGATTTCGCCAAGGTCGATTTCTTCGTCCTCGGGTTCGTCGGTCATGGCTGCCTCGTTGAATTGGTCCGGGATAGCGCACCACGGCTGCGTTGACTGGCTCACGCCGGTCGTTTCGGTGTCCGCTGCTATGGCGGCATTTCAGGCCGTCCGGCATGGCCGAGACGCACCGAAATGGATTGGGAAACGGCTGTCGTCACAGCCTCACTGCGCACGGGTTACAAATCGACGGCCAGGTAACCGGGCCTCCCGAGATCGCCACACCCGCTAAAGCGTGGCCGTTATATGCACAGTTCCCAAAGGTGAAACCGCCTCGATCTTTCAGGGATGTTGGCGGCGTGAGGCGGTGAAAGTTCACTTTTCGTCTCACTCGCGTCCACGCTACATCATGAATCGGCGATCTAGATTTCCGTTCAGTTATTTGTTTCGGCGTTCCCGTATCAGGACTTGCCGGTATGCCGAGCCAAGATGCAGCAGGTAGGTATTCAGGCTCGCACTCAGCCGGTCGCGGATGCCGTCACGCAACCGCTTGTAAGTTTTCGGATCGACGCTGAGGTCAGCGGCCATCACGGTATGCGGCAACATCGGCTCCATGTAGATAAGCAGGTGCAGCGCATCCAATCCGGCCACGCCTGCCAGTGTCGGCGTGTACGTCGTGCGCTTGACCGCGCCATCCAAGCAGGCAGCAATGGCGAATTCATGCACCCAGCGTTTCAGCTTCGGAATGTGCAGGTAGTCGCCCGCGTACACGGTACGGAACATCTCCCAATTTGGGAAGCCGTTGTTGAACTCAAGACGGCACAGGCGATCAGCGTCGATCAGCGTGCCGTGAACCTCGCTGACCATGCAGGTATCAATGTCGCGCCCGCGCAGATCATAGTCACCAACTGGGGATTTCATGACGGCGTTCATGCCGCCACCTTCAACCTTGCATACCTCGGCTCGCACCGCGTCGATTGCGAATAGGTGCCACAGTCCTTGCACTGATACCGGACATACTTACGCGTCTGCTTGAGCGAGTAGCCACGGCGGATCAGGCGTTCACTGGCGCAGTTCGGGCAGCATTCCCCATCCTCGATCGAGGCGTTAGGCAGGCCAAGCACCCAGCCCTTTTCGTGCAGTTTGTCGAATACGGCCTCGGTGATCTTCACGTCGCCGATGTTGTATTTGCGCATCAGGGCTTGCGCTTTCGGATCGCCGGCCAGCACATCTGTCCATAGCTCAAAGCCGCCCGTATCGACCTTCTTGCCGACGCCAAGCCACTGTGCGACGTAGTCCAGCTTGTAGCTCGGCAACGCGACCTGCCGGCGCACCGACTTCATCAGGTCGATTTTTGCGAATGGCGATGACTTACTCAGGCCGCACTTGAGGAATTGAGCCTGAATCCAGCGAATGTCGAACTTGTCGGAGTTCCAGCCGATGACACCATCCGCTTCGTCGAACAGGCGCAACAGCTCGCGGGCCATACCTTTCTCGCCATCGGACCATAGCGACTTGAAGATCATTTCGCGGCTATCGTGGAACTTGGCGGCAAAGCACAGCAAGCCACCAGGCCGGCGAATCTGGTTAATGGCGACGAACTGCTTATGAAGCCCCCACGTATAGACCTCATTTGGGCGCGTTTCGATGTCTATAGTGAGAAGACGACTCATGAATAATCCTTAGTCAAGGAGCTGCTTAACTTTGGCCGCAACGCGAATAGCGCGTTCGGAATCTGCGATATGGTCATCGCGTTCCTGCTTGAGCGTTTCCGCCTTAGCGTGCTTTTGATCGGCGGTGGCGCGGAGATCCTCGGCCAAACTTAGAAGCTGCGCGCACTTCTTTTCCAGATCACCAACAATTGAACTGACAGTTTTATTAAACATGGCTGATCCTCTTTTGGCTTGTTTTGGGTTTTAAAGTCCGCTTCACAGTCGATCATCCGGCAACGTAACGTGATGCAACGGGTGTTGCGGATCGGTTACACATGTAGCTTTTGGAGCTACATGCCCAACATCGCCGATGCCGAAACCTTTCAATTCCTCGGGGGTCAGCAAGTCGCGCACCCCGTCAAGCTCAGCTTGCGTAGCAATGCGGCTGCCAGCGTTCGGCGATTTTGCGGCAATGCCAGCGTTCGGGCTGAAACTGGCAAGATAGGCTGATTCGGCGGGGATGCCCTGAACGATGCTGAAATCCGCATCGGTGCCGACGACGTGCCAGTTGTTCGCGTCTTGCGCCTGCGCAGTGGCCGTGGTTTCGTCGTATAGCTGGCGGGCCGTCTTGGGTTGCCACGCTGGCGGCTTCTTCAACCAACGGTCCATGCGTGCGACAGACAATGCTGCCTCACACTCTTCCTGCAACGCGGCCAGCGCACGCCATGCAACCTTCGTACGGTGCCTGACGCCATCGGTATCAATCGTGCCGCGCGCCACGAAATGACGCAGCAGGCAGTCGTCGTGATCGGTGGACTTCGTGCGATCCCAGTGCAGCGGCTTGCCGGGATTGTGCTGGGCATTCCCGATACAGGATAGCTGGGCTACGGCAACCAGCGCGTCAGTGAAGTAGTCGAACAGGCCGGACGCGAGCGGGATGGCTTTTCGTGCAGCTGCGTCGCTGGGGAGTGAGTTGTTCACCACACCACCCCGCGAAGTTCCTCGACGCGGGCGCGGTGGTCAGCCTTGACGCTGGCGATGAGCTTCGTTGCGAGTTCATGCTGCCCGGAGCGCATAAGATCGGCGGCATGCGCCACGCGTCGCTGAAACTTCTTCGTCCAGCCGAAACAAACGGTTCGTTTCTTCATTGCACCAACCCTCTTAGGACTGGTGCCAGTAAATCCCTATTTCGTGCAAGCCATCCTTGAAAACCTTGCACTATCTTTGTTGCCATCACTGGCAAGGTAATAGACGTTCCTCCGACTCACTCCGAGTCGCTCCGCCGTAACATCCGGCCCCAGCGTCGGCAGCAACTTCGCCGCCTCAATAGCTTTGCGGTCACGGTTTGCGCCCTCGTCAATGGCTATCATGTTATTTATGGTTTCCGCGCTGAACTTCTCGCAGCGAGCAACTGACCAGCCGCAATCGTGCAGCAGCTCGGCCAGCTCACCCAACTTCGCATGTGCGGCTTGGCTAATCATGTTTCACCCCTTCAAGTAATCAAGGATCGTAGCTTTCGCCGCTTCCCAACCTTTGCAGACCGCCACGCGATAGCCCGCATTGCCGAGGAATAGGTGGCACTCGGCTTGTTCGGGATCGACGCGGCCACCTTTAACTCGCTTGAGTTCGACATATAGGCCATGAAATCCGCCGCGCGATACAGGCAGGCACAGATCGGGAATCCCTTTCTTCACGCCCGACTTCTTCAACTTCACCGCCGTCACGATATTCACGAACGCGCCGTTCGGGATCGAATGAAGCCAGCGCAGCTCGGGATACTTCTTGCTTGCCAGTTCCGCCCATTCCATCAGCGCCGATTGCTCGTCGTACTCGGTCGGTACGGGAGGTTTCGGCGCAGTGAGCTTGAAGGGCTTGGCGGTCATGCCGCCTTCTTCTCATAGCTGCGCAGCGAATACAGGAACACCTTATCCTTCCCTGACCGCTTCATCTCTGGCGGCAAATAGAACGGGCGGCGCGTTAGCTTCTTCGTCTTGACGAGATAGCACAGCGTCCCCGTAACGCGATTGGCTGTGACACCAAGCTCAAGGACAAAATCATCGACGGTTCCCGGACCTTCTGCGAACACGTCAAGGATTTTCTTGCAAACAGAGTTTTCGTGGGTCGGCATCACTTCACCTTCAGCACAAGTTGTCCGGCGTCGATCAGCCGGGAATGGGTTAGGACGATGGCGCGATCCATCTGCGCGCGGCGTTCGGCGCGGTCTAGGAGCCGCCCGTTGTCGATTTCGTGATGGCACTCGGGGCAGAGTGCAGCGGTCATATACGCGGCGGATTTCTGACCCATTCCGCGATCCTGATTGGAATGGGCGACCTGCACTCCCCACTTGCCGCATAGGCTGCATGTTTCCAGGCTGGCGACGGCAGCGAACCACTTACGGTCGGCGGCAGTGGTCATGCAGCTAGCTCATTGCAATTAGGACATGGGATTCCGCGCTTGGCCTTAGTTACCGAGATGGCAAGCCAGTCGGTTACGTGATCGCAAATCAGACAATTCATGCGAACGGTGGCTAGTCCATCATCGTAATCATCGTGGGACGCATCGCAGACATGCATTAGCCTTTTAGGCTTGGCGCGCGGTGGCTTAAGTTCGACAAACATATCGGGTAGTCGATTCATGCGACCCTCCTCTGCTCACCCTCATACGGCTCAGGGATATACGCACCACATTGCGCAGCGGCACGGAACACGACGGTCTCAAGCAGTTCGCCGAACGCCTTGGCATCCATGACATTCCGCTTGCCGTTTTCATCGCGTGTCGTGGTGCGGAATGGCACGCTCTCGACGCCCTGCGGATTACATGGCGTCTTAGGGCACTTGCGGTCTACCCATCCGAAAAATTGTCCACACACCCACTGGTGTATGTCTTCCACCGTGTAGCCCATCGCCTCGGCAATCGGGCCGTAGCACACGCCGAACAGGTAAGCGTTCTGCGGATGCGTGCGCTCTTTCTTCCAAGCCTTCGCCGATACTTCCAGCGGCAGCTTGAGCGTGTGCAGGAACGTAACCCAGCGGGATAGCTCGGCAGGATTGGTGATCTTCATAACGGCCACCCGCACGCCTTAGCCAGTCCGCGATAGACCGGCATCGCCTCAGCCAGCGCCATCATTTCCGATGCCTTAGCGCGCCAGTGCGACCGATGCGTGCCAGATTGGTCGTAATGGCCTGCACCGTTGCGCGAGTCGCAGATTTCACGGGCGAGGGATTCGAGTTTTCGAAGTTGGTCATGCGATCAGCCTCTGTTGTGCCTGCATCGCATGCGCGGGCTCGTTAAACCAAAGAGACTCCACGCGCTCCCTCGCTCCATCCGCGTGAGCTGCACGATCAACGCGGAACCAGTCGCCATATAATCCGTTATAGAGTTCGGACGGATAGCCGGAAAGAACGACCATTCCCTTAAGCCGCTTAAGTCCATCTGCCAAAGTTACGTGCTGCTCGTCAGAAAGCTCATGCTTATAAGACTTTCGCTTAAGGTCATGATTGACTTTCACGGATCTGGTTGAATGCACATATGGCGGATCAACGTAATGCAGTGTTTCTTCACCGTCCTGATGCACCATCACTGCCATTGCATCGCGTTGCTCGATTACCACGCCGCGCAGCCTTTCGATTAACGGCTCAACTGCGTCAGCATAGTTAGCCCAGTCATGCGCCGGCGTCGTTCCACTGCGACTGCTATTAGCTCGGAATCCAGATAGCTCACCACATGCAGCGGCGCTGCCGAACCCCTGAAAGCTGCGCAGAATTGTTCGCCGAGCCTGCTCGATGGGATCGTTAGATGGAACATATGCGGCAACGAACTCAGCCCTACTGAAGGGCGTAAGACGTATTGCTTCATGCAGCGCGGCGCCGTGGTCACGCATAACACGAAACACGTTGACTATCTCGCCATCCAGGTCGTTGTAGACCTCTGCATAGCTGCGCGGCTTCCTGAGTAATACCGAGCCACCACCGCCGAATGGTTCAACATAAACCCGGTGCGGCGGAAGGTTGGTGATTATCCACGGGGCCAACTTCCATTTCCCGCCGTGATAACGAACAATTGGTCTTGTGAGAGATTTCACCGTCCACCCCTCCGCTTGGCATCCATCTCGTTCGCATTCTTCAGCGCCCGGTCAATCCGAAACTGCATGCGCAGCCACGTCTGCACGACTTCGCGGCAATTGCCGGTTGTGCAATCGGAGTGTTCGCAGCGTTCCGGCAACGCCTTGGTCTGATCGGCCCATTGGCTTGCGGGCAGCTTGGAAATGCGCTGCGCCTCAGTGAGGCAATAGCTGGCAGTCATGCCGACAGCCTCATTTCGGGACGGCCCATGCGGCGCATGCGCACCGTGTGAAGCTCGCGCACTTCGCCACTGGCGCGCAGTTCGTCAGCGGCGTGACGGATACCGCTCACGCTGCATCCGAGAAAGCGGGATAGCTCAGGGATGGTCAATGGCGTGACGCGCAGGGCGAATAGAATCCGGTCGCGGATGTTCATGCCGCAGCCTCCGGGTCAGGCTCGCGCAAAATGTCGCGCACTCGGTCAAGGTGTTCTTTCACCACCTCGGGGCTGGCTGGCTTGATCGGCGTCACGGTCTTTTCGAGCAGCGCCACGGGTGCCACCGGAAGCTCGCCGCCGCCAATGACATATTCGACCGCAAGACCGTAGGCATCCTGCAACATCCGCTCAGCCTGCTTGCCCTGCGCGTTGCGGTAGGCGTAAACGTTCAAGTTCGACCAGACCAGGCGCGAGAATCGGCTTACCTCGATCCTTTCCTCGCCGCCAGCTAGCCACTTGCGCTGGGTAAGCAGCTTGAACACTTCCGAATTGACCTTTGCCGGCGTCGGGATTTCATGACACATGGCGCAGAAGCTGGTTGAACTCGGCGGCCAGTTGCTGCCGCGTAACGTGTCGGCACGGAATCCTGCGGCCAACTGTTCGGCGGTCAAACCCGACAACGTGCTACGCCATTCTGCGGCGGCAATGCCGGACGGGGAATCACTGTACTGACTCACCCAGGCGTTGCCGTATCGGCTCCCCATCCGCATCCATACCTGCTCGATCATCGGAGCCGATAGAGGCTTGCGCTGCTCGTTCGGCGCGGCCAGCGTGGATGTTTTGCTCGATCCGCTCGACGGCGGAGAGCTTGCGGCTTGGCTGAATGTTTGCATTTCGTGTCTCCGGCTTGATTTCAAAAAGGCCCGTCCACCCGCGCTCGATCGACTGCTCAATAACGGCGGTCGGGTCGTGGCCCTTGGTTCGCAGCTTGGTCAGTGTCGCCAGCGAGAGT